CATTTATATTCGCCTTTCTTATTTTTGAACCAGCACCTGAAGCGAATCGTGCTGTACCTCTTGCCATCCGAATCGCCATTTTTGATTTAGATGGGTCGGGGTCATAATATGCTTCGTCAATATAGACGATGGAATGTTCGGTTAGTGCGAGTTCCTCTTCGTCTAAGAATTCGATGAGCATTCTACCGTTACCAGTTCGTGCTTCATCGTATATGAGTACATCACTTCCTTGTGACACTTCAGTGTCATTGTTGTCACGAATTAACGTACCAACACCTGAGTACTCTTTAACATCACCTATGGGGTTAGCGTGAACTAACCCCACCAATGATAAATTAAGAATCGTTAGCTGAATCTTTTTGATTAAGTTGGATAACTGCATTGTCTGAAGTAACATCTAATACAATGATACCAGCAGGACTTGAACATCCTGTTGCACCTGTTGGACAAGTACCTGATATCTGATTTATATCTACGTCAGCACTATCACCAGTTAAGTCAACTGTAAGTGAATGTGCTTCGTCATTCTGCAATGTGTTAATGTTATTTGAATCTCCAGTAACTTCGAAGTTCCATACAACATCATCACTCTCCCAATCTATATCAAAAACGTTTGAACTACCGATTAGAATCAAATCTGCATCTAATCTTTCTGCACTAAAAGCATAACCTTGGTCAAGGTCGAATGTATTACTCGAACCTGTAACGTCAAAGTTAATATCTGAACTGTCAGCACTTCCGATATATCCAATATTCCAATCGACTTCATTTGAGTCACCAGTAAAGTCCAATTTATAGACTGAACTATCTGACACAACAGGCCCAAATAGAACGTTGTTATTTCCTACGAAATCTAAATCAAATTCTAAACTAGAACCAGTGATACTCATTGCAGATAAACTACCTGAACTTGCATCGTCACCACCAACTTTGTTACCAAAACCTATTTGGTCTACGTAAAGTTTTAAGGTGTCACCAGTCTGAGTGATTTTGATTTCGTTATCATCAGTGGATTGTGCGAAAACTAAAGATGTCGACATTAATAAAATTAAACTAATTAGTTTCTTCATTTTCGATTTCCTTTTCGATTAAAGGATGTTTAGCATTTGCACCGTTATATTGATGTGGGTGCCTATGTCCATCCTCGATTACCCAATAGCCTCTATCATGCCCTTGGTATATTAATTCCAGCACCGCCGCTTCAATTGCAGTTCTCACTGCATATGTTACGGATTCATTATTACCCACACCGTCTTCATACTCCACTAGTTGAGTACCTTGTTCTATAAACCTGAAGACATCTCCAGTAGAACCATAAGAAAGGATAGTCTTTCTTGTTTGGACGTTCAATAATACTTCACCAGTTAAAACAGACACAGCTCTCATAGAAACGGTTACTGCATCTCTCCTATACTGTTTTACATATCCAATGCCAAGTGTCCTTGCGCCTCGTCCACCTGACTCTAAATTGGTATCATAACCAATTACTCCCCCTTCTATTATCATACCAGCGAATAGAAGTGGTTGTAAACCTTGTGGGGTTTCCCCCGTTGACCTTGCGTAGTCGTCTCTTGCACTACGTATAATTTGTCTCTCACGAACTAGATGGTCAATCCCGTTCCTTTCTGCAACTCTAAACCATGTACCACCACCTGCTGTCTTGAGTGCATCGATAACCATCTCGACACCACCTTGCGTGACTGCAGTTGAGAAGTCTGCAATTCCTTCTCTTGCCTTTCGTTGACCAGTCTTATCTTGAAACTGATACACTGCAACGATAGGTCTTTCTTGTGCTTTAGGTAAAGCAAGAAGTTCTAGATAACTTGGTAGTTTTACAACTTCGGGATTATCGACACAAATATATTTTCTTGCCATCGATTTTTGTACACCCGTTACTACGTCCTTATTCCATCCTTCAGCATACTTTCCAGCACGGTCATTACAATCTCTAGGTTGGTCACTCCACTGAGGGAATGAAGCACAGCCTGTCAACAAAATGACACTCAGTAGTAGGGAATGCAATTTACGTACCATTTCTAGCCTCCATCGGGGTCTTGTGCAAAATTACCAGTTCCTACAGGTATTTCTACAATAGTTTCAGAACCATCTTCTGCAACGATTGTTAGTCTGATAAACTCAGCACCTGATTCATCGGTAATAACTTCCCATGTGATAGTGTTTCCTTCTAGAATAAAGGAACCGAATCCAGCAGGATTATCATTTGCAAACATAGACTCAACTAATTGTTTTGCAAACTGAGCATAGATTCTGCTTTCTAGGTTACGTATAAATTTAGCGAGTGTAGAGTTTTCTGCTTCTCTCTCTGCTGCTTTACGAGCAGCCTCAAGAGAATCCTCTATCGCCTTTTTACGTGAATGTTCTTGGTTCTCGATTGTAAGATAATGGGCACCAGTGCCTATTCCCGAGAAACTTGGGTTTTTAAACTTATGAACGATTTCCGTAGCGGATGCGTTTACCCCTACGAACATCATTGTGATTAATAGTATCTTTTGCATATAAAATCTCCACAGCATTAATAAGTTCTACACCTTTTTTGTAATTCTTAGAATCAACTTCGGGTTTTAGACTTGACCAATTCTCCATCTTCGGAGGCCATGGACATTTCTTACACATGTCTAAAGGAGTGTCACGTTCTACATAACTTACAACATCCTCTAAGTTTTCATAACTACACAAATCTGATTTTTCATTCATCGAGATTGTGCAATGATATAATCCCTCATTGGTTAATGTTAGGCAATTATCTTTTTGCCAACATGCATTCCAATTTTCTTCTGCCGTATTCTGTTTACCTTCCCCATATTGTTCAAACATATTCTGAGGCCAGTATTCAATGTCGACATACTTTTTTAAATGTTCATGTAATCCTGAATGTACAATCTTTTCATCGATTGGCATATTTGGATACACCGACATTATTACATTATCAAACAATTTAGTTGTTTCTATTACACTAGGTGTAAAATTCAATCCGTTTGTTACAAGAGTCAGTTTCTTGTATAGCCCCTTTTGAGTTCTCAAGTAGGTAACTATATCGTTAAACTGTTTGTGTAGTGTCGGTTCACCACCCAAAATTTTTAACTCTTGAACAGTAACACATAATCTGTTCAAGTTTGCAACTATGTCTTTGACATCTTGTAGTGTCATAAGACCTATTGTTACTTTACCCTTATAATCTAAAACACTACATCCTTTGCAGTTTAGATTACAAGCATTAATAATGTATAAGTCGTAACTACCTTTTAGTAGTTTTCTTTTTTGTTTGTTCAAGGGCTTTCTCTGCTTCTGCATCCTTGAGTACTTCTTGTCTTGCACGATACTCAAGAACGACATCGACTTTCTGTTGTAACCTAATCATATCTTGGTCTAACATACGAGTTTGGTCGATAACACGAATCAATGCCATATGCATTTCTTCCATTTCGGGGTCTATCTTTTCTCCGATAAACCACCACACATAATATATGAAATAACCCATGCCCATCGCCATGACGATTGGGAATCCGTACTGAGAGACTAAACTAATTACATCTTCCATCAATCTCTCCTTACGTCAAGTTTTCCATCTTCTATAAAATTTTCAGCACGTGCAACTCTCTCGATGTCGGGTCTAAGTTCTAATGCGGCTGATACCAACATATCAATCTTAATCATTTCATTCGACATCGTTCTTGCACGATTTTCTAGAGACTTACAGAACATAGTTAACGTTTTTATTTGGTCAACTATACCCTCTAGTATCTGCTTGATTACTAGGAATATAAAGAATCCCATAACGAGACCACCCGCTACTGGAAATCCTAATTCACTTATCAATAATACTACGTCTTCCATACCTACTATTTATATAAAAAAAGGGGCAACCGAAGTCGCCCCTTAAGGTTTGTCATATTTACTTTATAGTATTTACTTAGCAGATGATATCTGTTTGATAACTTCTGCTTTTGTACCTGACTTCTTAACCTTAATATTCTTCTTTTCAGCAAGGTCGAACAACTGTTGCTTTGTCAATTTCTTGAGTTGTGCAACACTTGGGACATCACTTTTTGGTTTTGGAGCAGGTTTAACTGGTACTTCAGGCACCTCTTTGGTGTCTTGGTACAGTTTAAAGCCGACTGCGATTATTATCACAACGACTAATCCTATCAAAAATTCCATAATATTCTCCTAGTTATAACTACTTATCCAATAGTGGATTTTTATCCTTCGCTTTACCAATTGCTAAAGCAAGAACTTCTAAATATTTATACACTTTTGCCCACAACTTATCGTCTGCAGGTGTTGGTGTTAATGCTACTATGACTGAACAAATTGATATTACAACTGGTACAATCATTAATAGATTCCAAATTCCCATAATAAAGTCTATAATTCCTTGGAACATATCCTCTCCTATTTTAATATTTGCATATTATTTAGGGTTTATGAGTTACCAATAGAGTATTTAGTGGTCAATTTCCAGTCGCCTTTCTCCTTGAAAGGTATGATTTTTATCTGACTTAGAGGTGCAACTGGGTCTAAAATCTTTGATTTGTCGACAACTTTCACTAAGTTCCATTGTTCTAATAATCCTATAATCGTATTACGTCTAGCGATGTCACTCTCTACAAGGTTTGATGGTTTGCCATCTAACTGAAACAGTTCCTTGAAGTGTACGATGTAGTACTTACCTCTCTTGTGTAAGATGTGACATGATTGAAAGAGTTCTTGTTCTCTACGTGAAGCGATTCCTATTCGTGATAAGGTTTCCCTTATTTTTAGGAAGTCATCTTTTTCGGGAAAGGTAACCTCGATTAGGTTCCCTATTAATTGTTCTTGGTCATTCATTATCTCCACCACCAGTGTTCATTCTTTTCTTCAAATTTTGTACTTCTTTATCAGATAGCAGTTCCATATATTCTTTTGCTTTGTTATTACTTATCTGATAATAGTTTTTTATAACGTCAAGTTTTTTACTCACATATGGTTTTTGCCATTGTGAAAACCTTTGTCGTTTCCTAAGAGTATTTAGGAAAAACAGGTATTGAAGACGGTTCCCCGTCCCATGCCTGACGTTCATTTCATTTGAGAAATGAATAGAATCTTGGTGGTAGGATAAGGACTTATTTACGAGAAAAGGTTTGTAATCCTTTTCCTCGTATCCCTCTTCCATCAAGTCTTTCTTGGTGTAAGAAACTGATTTGACAAAGTCAAACGGACTAGCCAAGTCTCTCACCCCTATCTGCGAGTTGACCTTCTACTAATGATACAAGGTCTGTTCCTTTCTTGCCTTCGACAAGAACCATCTTACTGCCATCATCGAGTGTACGTTCAATACGTCCATCCATGTATTCAGTATCGACAACACCGTCTTTTACGGTGTGTTTCGTTTCTTCGGTTTCATACCACATAGAATCTAATCTATGAGCATGAATCGCTTTAACGTGATTTACATATTCTTCTGCTTTGAGAATCTTACGTTGGAGTTCTACTTTATCATCATACTGACCCATTATGTATTATCTCCATCCGTAGTTTTTACTTGGTGTTTCATAAACATTCTATTTGCTTGTTTTTGAAACGACCTCTCAATTATTTTATCAAAAAACTTTTTAATCCGCTTTATAATTTTACCCATTATGACCATCCCCCGTCAATCTCTTGTAAGACTTCGTTGGTTGCACCTAGGATATCGGTAAGAGGTTCGTCAAAGATTGCGATATCTTCATGACCCTCATCCATTAATGCTTTGACTATTTCACCAGCATCAACAATGATTTGTAACTGGTATTTCATTTCTTCTGATATACTCATTTGAATTTACACTCCGTCATTATTTCAGTGAGACATGCAACAAAGTTTATCTCACTATCCATTGCGAAAGCAGACTTGTATTGGAAGTCTGCAATAATAAGAACTGATGCTGGGATGGAACTAGGTTCCAATCTTTTCTCCAATGCATCAAACACTTTCCTGTATAGAGTGTTGAAGTCGTTGTCGGAGTTTGCACCGACCCACTTTCTCATACCACTCCAGTTCTTGTCCTGTAACATGTCAATAAGAGGTGTAAGTTTCTCTTCACTAAGTGTCGCAAGTAGACCAGTGTCTATCTCACCACCAACACCATAGCGTTGTACTTCGTTTAGACAACGTCTGAAGTCGGGAAAGAATTTGAGAATTAGTTCAACGAGAACTTTATCGTCATACTTGATTCCCTCTGATTCACAAATCTCACACAATCTTCTATGGAATTGTGTAGCAAGTAATTGTTTATCTTTAGGTGTTAAAGAGAAATCGATTACTGTTGTTCTAGAATGAAGTGGTGGGATAATTCTATTCTTGTAATTACAAGTGAATATAAATCTACAGTTTGAAGAGAACTCTTCAATGAAGTTACGTAGTGCTGGTTGAACACTATCTGCAGAAATGTAATCCGCTTCGTCAAGGATTACAACTTTAGGCCCACCACCCAATGAAACCGTTGATGCAAAGTTTTTGATTTTGGTTCTGAGTGTATCAATCAATCTACCCTCATCTGAACCATTAATGACTATGTAATCAGCACCAAGTTCATTACATAATGCTTTTGCGACTGTAGTCTTACCGACACCAGCAGAACCACACAACATGAGATTAGGAATCTCATTTTGTTTTACAAATTCTTGGAAAGTGTCTTTGAGTCTTTTAGGTAGTATCGTGTCCTCAATTGTTTGAGGACGATACTTTTCAACAAATAAAAATTCTGTATTCATAATTAAAGGTGTAAACTCCCCACCGAATTTACAGTGTTATCCACCCTTGAGGTTGATGAGTTATGGACAACTCCCGTGTGCATTGCAGAGACTGGCACAATACTCACACTAATATATAGGTTAAGCACCATACTTTGAATCAGGCTCCAGTGCAATAAAATACTCTAAATCGATATCTTTATTTTTGAAGTGTGAAATACCCTTCGATGATACCGATACAGTATAGTTACCTTCCAATACTTTGAGGTTCTCAATCTTAAAGTTCATAGAGAAAGGTGTTCCGTTTCCTTCACCGACAATCCTTGAGAATGTATTCGATGTTGTATTCTTCTTATCAGTCACTTCAAGTGTCATGGTTGTACCATCTGACCTAAGAACCAAATCATTTACACTCAAGACACTTGCGGCCTTTTGTAATTCATTCAACAATGAGGATGAGATATCAAACGTTACCTCAGTCTCTGGCATTGTAATCATCTTGTCGGGAGCAGTAACCATCCCTTCACTTGCAAAGAAGTAATTCATGGATGAGTGTGTATCCGTTATAGACAAAGATGTATCATTGAACTGAAAGTCGGGGTCTTCTAATAGAGAAGTTGCACCCAAGAATTCAGGCAAATTATAGATACTAAAATCTTGTGGGAACGATTCATTAATCGTTGCAACAGCAAGAATGTTTTTCATGTTAGAGATTGTCTCTAACTTGTTTCCAGTTTTAACTCTAATACCCGAGTTAATTGTAGAGAAATTCTTCAGAATATCCCTAGTATTATCACTTATTTTCATCACGTTCAGCCTCCTGTTTATCGTGTACGTGTAACATAAACAGTGCATAGTGTAATACCTTTAAGATATCTGCCCTGTTTTTACCATTCTTTTTCCCGTATCTTTGTGCATACTTGAGTATGTTTCCGATACAGAATCCTTCACCATGTCCACTATCAATAATAAATTCAGTGGACTGGTATTTGTTTAAACTATAGTGCTGGTCATACGTTTTATCGATGTACTGGGCGAACTCTTTTAGGAGTTCACCCTCGTTGTACTTGTAATCGATTGTAGACTTTTTCTTAAACATCTTAATCATTATACTCTGAAGATTCTGTTTCGTCAACAGGGTTTTCTGCATTAAGGTCTACCCCAGCATCAATCTTGGAGTAGAGGTCTAACACTGCATTTCTAGTTTCTTCATCGAACCTTGAAATACACATTGTGATTGACTTGAGTTTGTCACCAAACATTCTGTAAGCATTCACAATGTGAACAAGTCTTCTTGTTGTAATGACATCATCAATCGCACCTTCGTAGAAAGTCTTTCTGATAATGTCTGCCCAATCGACAAGTTTACCCACAAAATCTGAATCAACATCACCAGTCAATTCCATTTCTTTTGTGAGAATCTTCTTCTCAATCGCAACAGCAGGATACTCTTGTTGCATTGTAATCGCAAATCTCTCGAGCATCGCCTCGTTCATGATTTGAGTTCCGATGAACTTACCATCATCTGAACCTTGTCCTTTGGTGTTTGCAGTAGCAAGGATAGTGAAACCTTCTTTAGGTGTCACCCACTCACCAGTCTTCTTGATAAGGTAACCTTTACCCTCAAGAACTGATTGTAAACACATCAACTTGTTTGAACCCAAGTCAACTTCGTCAAGAAGAAGGACAGCACCTTTTCTCATCGCCTTGATAACAGGGCCTTCTCTGTAGACAATGTTACCATTGACTAGAGTGTGACCACCCATCAAATCATCTTCATCGGTCTCGATGGTGATGTTGACTCTATAGAGTTCTCTCTTCAGTTGGGCACACACTTGTTCAATCATAAGTGTTTTACCGTTACCACTCAAACCAGTAACAAAAACTGGGAAGAAGATTTTGGACTTGATGATGTTCTTGACATCTTTGAAGTGTCCAAAAGGAACATAGTTCGACATCTTCTCGGGAATGATTTTCACATTGTCTTCCATGACATTGACAACAGTCTCAGTCTTAGCAGCGACTGGCATATTCTGTTGAGGTGCAACAGCAGGAATCGGTTGTGAAATAGGAACAACGTTTTCGGGTTCGTACCCACCGTTGTAACCTTGGATGATAGCGGTCAAATTGAACACACCATCATTTTTGAAACTGTACCTTGAGTGTTTCACCCAGTAAGGTACATGACCAATCGCATCAAAATCTTCCTTCGTGAAGGAAGTCTGATTAGGGAACGCCTTGGTTAAGGTCGATAGGAACTCCTTCCTATCTGGCGTAAAGTGGAAGTCTTTGCCATTAACGACAATTGACTCCGACCTATCATAACTTCTTTTATCCATTTACAGTCTCCTTATTAATAAAAGTTTTTCTCATCAGTTTCTAGTATACAAAAAAGTGCGGCCTATTGTCAAGTACTTTATTCAATGATTCTTAAAATCCTTGTGCAGTCTTGTTCAATCGACACTTCAGTTTTGACACCGTTGACTTTTCTCATGGTAGTCAATGAACCATTGTTCACCCAATATCTGAATGCTTTACACTCAACTTTTTCTTTTGCACAAGCATCAACTCTTGAGCAATCGAACTTCATGCAGGGCGAAGGCCCGACATCCATAATCGCATCTGCAAGAGCAGAGAAATTAGGTGTCGAGGCGTAATACGCTGGGTCTACTTGAATTGTTTCCATTATGCAATCTCCTTAATAAATTCGTTAGTTAAAAATCTTGATGTAGTCTTTGACTTCTGATTCTTTTTGAAAGCACTCAGAATTCTAGACTTGTTAGCATCAACTAGTTCATCTGATAGTGAGTCTTCACCGTCAGCACCCATGGTTGACAACTGAGTTAGGAACAACTTGTTGTAACCCTTGATGTTCATTACCAAACCTTCCTTTCTGATTTGAGCCCACTCAGACTTAGTGTCCTTGTAGTAATCATGCCCAGGCAGTTGAGAAAGTAAAACGTCATAGTCTCTCTTCTTCGCAAGTGCAAAGTAACCAGTCACTGTAACACCTGTAGTGTCACTAACCCACTGTAACAAGTTCTGAGTTCTATCGAAGGAAGTTCTTGAGTAACCATCTGACTCTGAAATTGTGTAAGTCTTCTTGTTGTATGGGTCAACAATCTTGGTCACTACTGTAGTTCTCCATCTTCCATCTTCACCGAACTGTTCATAGAGGTCTTCATTCTCTTTTTCGTTTCTCTCTAGAATGTCAGCAGAGTGTGAGTAACCATCTGTAATTACAGTCAAGATTGACTTCTCGATACCGTATGCCTTGTTGAACTCGGGAAGTAACTTTCTCAAGTAAACGATAGACTGGTCAAGAGGTGTTCCACCTAGTCTATATTTCCAAGGTGTCCAGTGAGACATATCCATGTCCCAGTAGTCGGACACACTGAACTGACCATCGAACCACTCGTTGTGTCTCTCGATACACTTCTCAGAGTTTCTCCAAGAGTTGTTGAAATTAGCGTAACTATTCCAAAGAGCACCAATGATAATCATCATCTTCTTGAACTCTCTGTTGTTCATTTCGTTAGTCATGAACTCAACTAATTTTGGAGTGTCTCTATATCCATAATCATCACTCTTGTGTGACACTTGGTCTGAGAAAGCATAGATTCTGAAAGGAATGTTTACCTTTCTGCAGAACTCAGCAAGAATCACTGACTGTTCAAGCAAGTCACCAACTGCATCGTGGATAGAACCACTCCAGTCTAGAAGAACAGTGACACCATGGTTCTTACCATCGGGTAAGTATGTTGCCCTCTTGAACACATCATCAACAATCTGATACTTAGCAAGTCTGTTCATGTCTAACTTACCAGTCTTACCAGTAAAAGCATGAACACTTCTTTGAGCAGTTTGTTTCATGTCGAATTCTTTTGCCATGTGAGCGACAAGATTCTTGTTCTTTGAAATTAACTTACTACCAGTGAAGATTGCTTTGTCATAGTTCTTTTGAGAAGAAGGAGATTCCAACTTCTCACCGAAGAACTTATCCCAATCAGCAAAAACATCTTTGTAACCATGAACTGCATTCTGTAAAACTTCTTTGTGAGTTTTGAATCTCTCACTCATGTCGATGTTTACGATTGCAACATTGTCTTCTGATACGAACTGACCTTCGTTGTTGTGAGCAGCGTGTTCAGTTAGTGACTCTCTAGCACCGTCTTCATCGTCATAGTCACCACCACCAGCACCGTTTTGGAAAACCTTAGCACCAGTTTCTTTTTTCTCTTCTTCACCTTCTTCTTGTTTAGTGTCTTGAGACTCACCATCTTCGAACTCAGCATCAGTCGCTTCTTGTTCAGTTTCATCATCTTCTTCAGTGTTGATGTCAGGCATAGAATCTTCTGAAGATTCGAAGTCGTCTTCGTTGTAATCTTCCATATCTCCGAAGTCTTCTTCACCTTCTTCTTCATCACCTAGGTCGAACATCTGAGGAACAATCGCTTGGTCGTCTTCAGTTCTTGTCTCGTTTTCTTTTGACCACTCGTAGATTTCTTTTGCAACTACTACGACATCATCCCAAGTCTTACATCCGTAACACTTGTTTAGAAGAACCTCTTCTTCTGCAGTGAATTGAATACCAAGAGAAGAACCCACCTTAGTTGTAAGGTTGATTCTATCAATCAGTGAAAGTTTGTTTAGGTCTTTACCTTTAAGTTGGAAGAAGTCCATTCCCATCAACTCTTTATAAGCAGCGAAGAATGACTTCCTTAGACCTTGATATTTGTTCTTGATAAAGGATTCAATCCTAACGTCCTCTACAACGTTCAGATATCCTTTAAGAGTTCTGTTTTCCTTAAGAGTAGAGTGAAGACCCTCGTAAGGTGTATACAGAGCATGACCAACTTCGTGACCCATGAATAGGTCATAGAGTTCAGATGAAATATCATCCTTTAGAATAGGACAAGCAAGTATCCTATTCTGAACATCGAAGTAAGCGGTAGGGATTTTCTTGTGAATGATGGTGAGGTCTTCAGTCGCCATCAATTTCGCAAGGGTGTCTTTTTGGTTTCTAAGTTGATTTGTCATGTTTATAGTATATAAAAAAGTTGGGCCTATTGTCAAGTCCTACCCAACTGGGGTAGGTTCTGACATCAATGAACTGTAGACTAACTCAGTCAATTTAATCCTTTTTGACTCCATCCAGTTATCTACGTTAAGACCATCCCCGTCCAATGGTGAAGGGATGCCATAGTTAATGAACAGTACTTGCAAGACCTTTTGGTCTGACATTTCTGCCACTATATCAATCGCCTCATCTGCGATTGCATCGTTGTAAACGTTACTCATATCACTTCTCCTATAAAAATTAACATTAAAATTCCACCCAAAGATGAGACAAAGTCCCAATCTAAGAGTCCGTTCTTTTGTAATATCTTTATCATGATTATAGGCTAACAAAAAAGTAGGCCCATTGTCAAGGCCTACTTTAAAGTTTTTTTTGGTGCCCTCGCCCAGACTCGAACTGGGATGCTAAAAATAGCGAGAGATTTTAAGTCTCTTGTGTCTACCAATTCCACCACGAGGGCGAAGATTAAGCAGCAGAGTATTCTTCGATGATTACTCGTTCTAACGTCACCAATCCATCCTCATCTACCTTTAGGATGTAGGGTTCGTAAGGTTTAATTAGATTACTCCCACCCTGAAGGTTTGATATTTTGAGTTCTGAATCGAATACGATATCACCGTTTGCTTCTACTTTGAATAGGTAGTCTGCAAAAATCATCCCACCTTTTTTGTCGAACCGTGCCATGTCGGTCTCCTCTTTGAATTTGGCCTCCCCGAGAGGACTCGAACCTCTAACCTACGGTTTAGAAGACCGTTGTTCTATCCAGTTGAACTACGGGGAGAGAATGTTTATATTAGAAAAAAGTGTGGCCTATTGTCAACAACTTTTTTAGATATTTCTTAACTTATAGTGGTCTAACTCTAAGTCTTTCGTCCTCTCATCCGTAATTATCATGTCGGGGTTCGTTGAGAACCACATTGAGATAGTGTGCCTTGAATTCCTTCGAACAGGAAACACACCGTGTTCATGATACAGTCCTTGAAACAAGATACCTTCTCTTGCTTTAGGTTCATGTATATGATTGTTTTGTTCGGGAAAGTATGTCTCTCCCCCTTTGAAATTTTCATTGAGATATAAAATAAGTGTCCACTCTCTACTTGGTTTATCTTCTACTGCATCATTGTTTAGTTCTACTGTAGAGTAAGTGTCAAGATGTGGGTCTTGTACTCCACCTATTTCCCACTCGTTTATAGCAATCATTTCAGGATATACAGTTTGGTCTGATTCTTTTTTGATGTGACCCACAGCATTATATCCAACACGATTGAATACGTCACGAACCCACTGGGTGTGAATATGGATATAATCTATTGCTCGGTAGTCTGAACCGTCACCGACACTACGTAGATGCTTGTGTGTCTTGTGATACTGTATCAGATTCTTCGCTTCCCACTCCGTCACCATGTTCGGCACCTTTATCAGCCTGAACTCTTTGGATGTACTTTGCGAGTGCTTGTCTTTTTTCATACTCTATTCTCTTCGCTTTTTCCTTCGGTCTTGCTTTGAGGGCACGTTCAAGTTTTAATCTTGATGCCCTTTGAAGGAATATAATACCATTCAAGTGGTCTAGTTCATGTTGGGCACATCTAGCACCGACACCGTCCAACATGGTCACGTGTTCATTACCATCACTATCTTGGTATTTAAGTTCACATACTTTTGGTCTTTTAATCATGAGGTATAAATCGGGAAACGATAAACACCCCTCTTTCATTAAATCTGTTTCTTGTGATAACTTTGTAAGTTCAGGGTTGAAGAATGCTTTAATTCCATCTTGTGTTCTCATTACGAACACCCTTGCATCGAGTCCCACTTGATTTGCAGATAGTCCGATACCACCGAACTTCTCCATTGCTTCACTTAATTGTTTTTCTACTTCTTTCGCATCTTCTCTCTTTTCGAAATCAAATGGTTGTGGTGGTTGTCTTAAAACCTTACTCGCTTCTTCTACCAATTCATACATTATTTAATCCTCAATCCCGATGATGTCATATACAAAGCACGTCCCTGCCATCCACCAGCAGAACGTGTTCTCATGGTAATAGGCAGTTCACACTTAAGTTTCAAAGGTTTATATGTAAACCTCATAGTAAATGACTGTTGACCTTCCTTATAGTCTACACTAATATTTCCATAATTACTAGACTTTTTATTAAGAAATATCGCCTTAAGTTCTTCGTTGTCACCAACATCTTTGATTGTGGATTTTGATTCAGACCCTACCAGTAACTTGTATGGACATGGTGTTGAGTCTGCATCGGGATATGTATAGAATCCCATTGTGTTTAACATGTATTGTAGATTTTGAGGTTTCTTCAAATGATTCTGCATCTGAACTAAGATAAAATTTCTATATGGATAATAGAAATCTTGAGCATAGAAGTTGAGTCCGTATTTTGTAAACAATTTACCTAACTCGAAGAATGTTTTCTTTGACCCACCTTCTGTATACTTTTCTCTTTTTACTTTACCCTCGTATTTTACTTTTAAAATCTTTTGTAATTCTTTGTCTTTAACTGTTGATACTGCATGAGGGAATGCATCATCAATGTGTTTTAAAACTGCTTTGAGTTGTTTTGAATCTTTTAGTTTTGCGTATTGAGCTGGAACTGCAGAATTCATTTTAGGTGTCATATCTTTACCAGCAGATATCTTATTAGAGTATCCGATGAAACTACCATCTGATAATTCTACCATAACATCTGAAGGATTGTTTGCACTGATATCAGCAGGTTTACCACGAGGTGTCCAGTACACCTTACTGACACTCTTTCCACGTAAGTCATTTGTAATTGCAACTGCATTCGCCATCCCAATCTTGATATCTCTCTGTGCTGTTTCATCTGCATCTAGATATCCTACGATGTCTTCATAGGTCAAATCAGAACCGTCACCCAGTAATACACCACTCTTACCTTTCTTTCTTGATATCTGCATTTCCCACTCTAGGGAATCCATCTTCATTTCACTTTGATGTAAGAAGAAATAGACCGTTAGGAATTCGTTAACATTAGAAGAAGCGGTAGAGTTCTTTCTAGAACTCATACCAAAGTGTGACTTAACTACGGACTTGGTTGTTCTTATGTAATAGGGTGTATCTTGTCCGTCTTTTTCAATCTGAAAAAAGAATTTACCGTTACCCAGTGAAAGCAACTCTTGACCACTAGGACTTTCGACATTCTTATATTTGATTTCTCCGTCACCAACTGTTTGTCTGACTACATCATCCTTAAAATCGATTACGTAATATGGATTCGCTTGACCTTTTTGAGTGTAATATGGTGACACTGTAAGTTCAAGTAAGTCTAACTTAACTTCTTCGGGTTCTAAGAATTGTGAAAATGTTTTCATAATACTATTTATCTATTCTGCAACACGACTAAAGTTTTTATGTTTCTCAAATCGTATTACATTCTCAAATTTATCGTATAAGGCATCACCTTTATGTGATATGATAAATGCATTTGTCTTTTCAGTCAAGGTGTTTAGTAACTTCAAGAATTCATCTGTTCCGTTTACATCCAAAGATGAGTCAAAAACTTCGTCTAAAATCAATAAGTTAGTGTTCACTGAGTTCTTCATACGTGCAACTGCTCTCCAAGTAAACAAAAGTGACAAATCGATTCTCATCTTTTCGCCTTGTGAGAAGTTATCGTATTTAAACACGTCTCTGAACCTTGACTTGATAGTCTCTTCGAAACTTTCGTTGAGTTCAAACCCGACATAGAATTCTAACTGAGCAAGATACTTGTTGATTAACTTGTTCATGATAGGAACGTACTGTTTAATGATTCGTTCTTTAACACCTTGGTCTCTTAGAAGTGTCGTAGCGATATCATAGTAGTGTCCCTGTTCTACAAGTGTCTCTTTTTTCTTGTGTAGAATTTCTAGTTTGTCTTCACTATCTTCTATTCTAGAATGAACGTCACTGTTTCCACTGACCTCTTGTTCTAAGTCTTTGATGATACCTTGCAGTTTAGTAACATACTTTTGATTAGAAAGGATTTCAGTTTGTAATATACCTATCTTCTTTTGAATAGTATCTATTTGAGCTTGGACATGATTGATTTCTTCAAGTCTTGTATTGATGGTTGTGATTCTCGACTCAAGGTCTGTAATCGCCTTCTTGATTTCTGTTGTCTTTGCAGTCTTCTTCGCAATGTGTTCCTTTTTGTGTTCATCATCTAGACCCTGTTGACATGTCGGACATTCATCATGGTTCTCATAGAATTCGATTTCCTTAATTGCTTTCTTTCTAGCTCCTTCGAGTTGTTTCTCCAACTCAATTGCTTGTTGCATTCGAGTTTTCTGAGTTTCTTTATCATCGATGAGGGATTTTTTCTCCACCACATTTTCCGTCTTTTCATCTACTTCTCCTAAAAGTTTATTGATGTTATCTTCCGTTTCTTCAATAGTCTTATTATATTTGGAGATTTTCTCTTCACGGTTTTCACGTAGTGCATTCAATTGTTCATTCAAACCATTGATTCTTTCTTCCATGAGTTCTACCTCATGTGCTGTTTCTTTCAATTCAATTCCATGTGTTGATACTTTCTTACGAAGGATATCTCTCATGGTACTGAAGATTGAAATATCCAAAAGGTCTTCTACAAGTTTACGTCTTTCTACTGCTTTTAACTGCATGAAAGGTGTAAAGTTTGCAGACCCTAGGATTGCTACTTGAGTAAAAGAACGATAACTCATTTTGAGGACGTTCTTCTCCAAGTGTTCTTGATAGTCTTTGACGGTTGCATCTTGATTGACCAATACGTCATTGACATACAATTCAAACTTGTTTGGTTTTGCTCCACGGATTACTTTGTATTGTTTCTTACCAATAGAAAACTCCACCTCTACTAGAAGGTCTTTCTGATTGATAGAATTGATGAGAAGGTCTTTCTTAAGATTACGGAATCCCTTTCCGTATAGACCAAAACATAAAGCATCCAACAACGTGGATTTACCAGCACCATTCTCACCTAGAATCAGTGTGGTTTGATGTTGGTTTAGTTGAATTTCAGTAAATTTATTTCCCGATGAAAGTAAGTTCTTCCATCTAACTTTTTCAAAATTTATCATAGATAGTTGTGTTCATCCAATGCTTCATTATACAAGGTAGTCATCAAATTGTTAAGAGACTTTTTCTTTCCTTGTATTTCTAAACCATCGATGTACTTAGATAGTATAGTTAGTGTATCTTCTACATCTTCGATTTCATCATCATCAAAGAAGTCCATGTGTTTATTGTCATCTACTACAGAAACATGTAGTGGACTTTGACTATGGATTTTATCTAAGAACGAATCGAACCAGTAAGGATTGTCTTTGTTTACGACCACTACCTTTACAAACTTACCTTCATACTTACTGTAATCAGCGTTTGAGATAGTTTCAAATGTCTCCTTTGCATCATCATAAAATGCCTTTTCAAACATAGTAAGAGGATTGTGTACAGGTGTCATTGATTGGTCTTCTGTATCAAAGATGTGAAAGTATTTGTTATCGCCGTAATCAGACCATGTGAATTGCATCTGAGAACCTAGATAACGAATATTTTTGACCTCGGATTTTTGGTGGAAGTGTCCACTGTATACCTTATCAAATCTTTTTAAGTAAGTATGGTCTAGTCCATGTTGACACGTCATGCCTGGATGCATCAATGCACCTTCAATCTCAAAGTGTCCCATACAAACTGAAGCGGGAGCAGACATCATAAACTCTACTGAGTCTGCATAATTCTCGTTGTTTATCCACGGAACTAAAGCGATATTGGTTCCATCATACTCTTTAACTTGACACTCTGAAATCACATTGATTTGTGCTTCATTGAATAGTAACAACTCGGGTGCATTCACATCGTTGGTGTTCTTATAATAAGTGTCGTGATTACCAATAATCAAGTCCATAGAGATTCCTCTCTCAATAAGAGGTTCAATAAAGTGTGACCTGTTTGCTTTGAGACTTGCAAAGTTTATATACTTACGTCTATCGAAGTAATCACCTAAGTGAATAATGTGTTTGATATCATGCTCGTCTAGATATGGGAAGAAGATTTCTTCGTAGAAACGTCCTTGGTATTTGGACATTTCAATCATATCACCTCTGACACCAGCATGGGTATCATTCAGTATCGCTATTTTCATTCAGTAAATTTCTCTAAGTTATTCGCTTCTTTCTTTTTCCTTTTTGACCTTCTTGGTTCGTACTCAACACGAGTCATGTTTTCTTGCATCCACTCGATGTTGGTATTGGTGAGTGCTGGGTCATGAACTCCATCTATAGTATCGAATGCTTCTAGGGTAATGTTTGATGCATCAATAGCTTGTTGCTTAATGTATACCTGTTTTTTCTCCTTTTGAATTCTTCTAAGAAAGGCATAGTAACATATCTGAGTTACATAAGCAAATGCATTGTTTGATTTTTCAACATTGAAGTTACCTAGGTACTGGATACAATTCTCGATTGCATCACAAATCATTTCGTCCCTATAGGTGTAGTTGATGAAGTTGGGTCTTGTAGATAGTCGAGTTGCAATCTTATAGATACACTCTCCTATGTACTCTGACATTTTGGGTGGAGTTTTGTCTTTTGCTTTTGCCTCGTTTATCTGACCTACATATTCGGCAACAGCAGCAGTAAAGTCCTTGTTGTTAACGTAATGTTCGTTTACTTTTTTTGCAGTCATGTAACTATTATACACAAAAACCGTGATATTAAAAGGGGCTTTTTAGTATTTAGTTTTTTGATTTTTTTTGAAAAAGTCTCTTTTCAGATTTGACTTTCTATGATACCCTAGCTTATGTCCCGTTAGGGAATAGCTTAGAATAGATATTGATTTAGATACATTACCCCAAACATAAACAACACCGCCCCGATTTGGATAAGAGTCGGAACCAAAACAAACAATTTCATTACATCGAAATCTCCCTTACGGAAGTAATCTGTTTGCTCCCATTCCTTAACCTCTTCGGGGGATGCATCTCTACATTTATTTAGTGGTAACTCTAACTGCATTATTTGTAGGGGATAGGTGCCCAAGGGGCAATCCAATACTTATAAATTATGCTTAAGACCTTGGACATTTGTTTCTGAAGATTAATGTAGACGCTTTACGTGCCTCAAGTCTGTTGAGGACACCGTCACCATTTTTATCTGCATGGTCAAAGATGTAATCACTTACATTACATCCCATTTCTCTCAACTCAGATAGTTCGATTACGCTGTCGTAATTCAAGTCGTACTTTCTAAGTCTCCAGTCATCAGCAAAAGATTGTGTTGCGAATAGACATAACACTAAAGTTGCAAAATATTTTTTCATAGTAATTTCCTTATACTATTGGGGATACAGCGTAGATACAAAACATAAATGTACCGATTAGAACAGTCATCTCGAAGATGTTGTCCCACTCCACTTTGCTTAGTTCGTCTACTTTATCCATTATATGATTAACTAATTCAGTCATTATCGTATTATAAACTCCATTGATAATAAATTATAAAGGTTGAGTATATTACTCGCAGTTATTTAGTAAACAAATGAACCTAACCTATTGTTATAATTTAACATTATATTGGTCAAAAATTGGACTAGTGAATTATCTTATCTTCGTCAGCAAGGTCATCCCATTCATCGAGTTCGTACTCTTCATAAGACTCAGCAGATTTGCGAATGATATCATCAATAGTATCTTTGATGAGGTCTTTTGTGTTTGCACGATTTATAATTGGGATGTTACCCGACTCTACCATGTTACTCCACTTAGCAGATGCTTCATCATAAAAATCGATGAACTGTTCGTTCATGTTATTTCTATGCATGATACAATCAAAGGGTAAGAAGATTTGATAGTCTGAGGTAAGAGGTGCATAAGGAATGAATGTAGCAAGTGTCTGTAGTTTGTTTACAGGTGACAATTGACATGTCATAGGAAGTGTAATTTCAATACCATCTTTAAGCTCACGAGTCATACCACAAACTTCTGCGCCTGTGATAAGCTTTACAACTTCGTATCTGTTTGGTACTAAATCTGAAGGACTTGCCATATTACTTTAAATCGAACTGTTTAATTTCGTAAGGAAAACTTTCCTCGTTATAAGTATTTATTCTTTCTTTTAGGTGATTCAACGTATAATTATCACATTGTAAGTCGTCTGCAATATCGAATAATCTCATAGATTCTTTACCCTCAGTCTTACGTAGACCTCTACCAATCGACTGTAGATTACGTATACGAGACTTAGAAGGACTTGCGAATATGATATTATCTATACGTTTAATATTTACCCCTGTTGAGAAAGTACCATATGAGGCAAGAATCACATGGTCTTTATTATTTTCTACGATAGTTCTAACACCTTCTCTATCTTCAGTATCAGTTCCACCGTACACATAGTGTAGTCTATCTCCTAGTCTTTTAGACATCTTATCATGTAATACAACACCATGCTTCTCTACGTACTGAAACAATACAAGTGTATTACCTTTCAAAGAATACACTAGATTGCATATAAATTCATTTCTCTTTTCATGACTTACAAGGTAATCCATTTCTTCTTGATAAGTCATTTTCTTTTGTTTGGTATGACGAAGTATGACACAATCGATATTGATATTTGCGATTGTACCTTCTTCCATAAGTTGGTATGACGATATTACTTTCTTGACAGGCCCGAACAATCCTTCGAGTTGTAATCTATGAACTTCGGTTCCATCAAGTGTTCCTGTAGTTCCGATACGAACTGCAGTAGTCTTCATTTTTTCTAGAATACCTTTTAGTGTTTGTGCTTTGAAGAGGTGTGCTTCGTCTCCGATGACAACATCGAAACTTTCCATGACATTTTTAGGAGCCTTAGCAAATGACTGCCAAGTGGTGATGGTGATGTTCGAATCAAAAACAGGCTGACCCGAATAAATTTTACAAATCTTTTCATCATATCCATACTCCTCGAAGTCTTTCGCCATTTGTTCTACTAATGAAGTAGTAGGAACGATGATAATTGTTTTACAGTTTGGTAGAGACATTTCTCCCTCAAACCATCTACATATCATATATATGATTAATGACTTCCCACTTGCAGTAGGTGAGAGTAATAATTGTCTACCATATTGCACTGCAGTCTTGAATGCATCTATCTGATAATCACGTGGTTGAAATGGAAGTCCAAGGCCTGGAATTAAGTCGTCACCATTAATAAAGAAATCAACATCCTCATCTGACATTCTGTTTTTATCACCGATAACATCTTCAATACCCTCGAAGTTATATCCTCTTTCTCTACAAAATGCATCTACGTATGGTAAGAGACCAATGTAAATTTTATTTGTTTTAATTGAAAAGAGTCTCACCTTACCATCCCAAAACTTATTCTTGTAGGAAGGCATGAACTTTGCATTCGGAACTGTATAAGAAAAGAAATCATGTAAGTCTCTTGCAAGTCCACTGTCACAATGAACTTTCATAAAGACTTCATCTATTTTGGATACTCTAACTGTTTCAGACATAAGGATTTCCTACACACCAACTTACTAGAGACCTTCTAGTTCCTTTAAGCACAGGGGTCACTTGGTGGTATAGGAACGATGGAAAAACAATCATACTACCAAGTTCCTTACAAGAAAAAGGAACGGTTCTAACTGCATTCTCCATATTGACTTTGCAATCTGATTGCATTTTGTTGAATTCTTGTTGTGGTTCTAACCACTGAAAGTGTCCACCTTCATACTCATCGGGTGTACTTAATTGAATAGAGAAACTTAATTTTCTATGCATACCATTCTGATATACACCATCACCAGCATCTGTATGCCATGTGTAGAAGTCTCCCTTCTTGTTTGGTTGTTCATTGTAGATAGTGTACTGTAGGTTCTCAACATACTCGTAGGTATGTCCCCATCCACACTCTTGACTTGCTAGTTGCACTCCTTGATTAATCTTATCGATTAACCATGGTAGTTTATCGATACGTCCTTGATGAACAAACCATTTAACAGTAGAACTTCTGATAGCGTCGTTTGTTTCACCAGTTTCGTTTTCCCCATCGGGGTCAGCGTCACCGTTACCGACCATACCACCTTGTTCTTCTATTGATTGTGCGACACGATGAATCTCATTACACTCATGTGGTGTAAAGAAGTTTTGTGCCTGCCAGACGTAATTTCTTAATAACATTATTGACCCGCCATAAACTTTCTCCAATCAATCGTATTTTTGATTGTTTGGTGTCTCCAAGTGATATTCTGCATACACTCTTTTAGGAAGTCGATACAAATTTTAAGATATTCGATTTTTGCTTTCAGTGTTTGTAAGTCTTTATCTGCATTATAGAACACTTGCATATCATTCTTCATAATCTTAAGACCATCAAATGGGTCATGAGACCATCCCAATTCATTGATACGTTCAGCATCCATCTTACCGTTATACCATAACCACTTGTCCTTTAACAAATCATCATACTTCATCTGATGTTGCTTAAGAACTAATAGTTTACTGGTAAGGTAATCTTGATATTTTGCATGGAGTTTAGGGACTTCAAGTGACGATTTATCTAACTCGATATCATCGATTTCACAATCCTTTTCCCACTCCGCTTTCAATTCATCTAAAGTCATAATATACCATTATACCACTAATATAGGTATTTAGGAAGTGGATTTTATGTCGTAATATGTAAACCTAAATGACACTGAACATACTACAGGTTCTGCTTCTGCACCCGATTGTAGTTCGATACTACCTAATGATGTTGGGAAACAATCATAAAAGTTAAAGAATTTATTAGGTAGGTTTTTATTAGTGTTAGTGATAAGTGTAATCTGAGAATACTCTGCAAGAGCATTATTGATTGATGATAATTGACCTGTACTAATTCTTTCTGAATCGGTTAACGTTTTATAATCATCACCCGACTTGATAGGTAGAATTGCATCCATCCAATCATACATCTCTTTGTAGTTTTCTAAATCCTCATCTACAAGAAAGGTTACATCCAGTGTACCAAACTCAATTTTATCGCCAGGGAAGTACGCATCAACACCCACCCTTGATGGCATGATAGTTTCTGCAAACGTCAAGCCTGGTATGGTTACTGATTGTACGTAATACTCAACAGTGGGAACTTTATCCACTAACATACGGAAGTTGTTCTTGTTAAGTATCGACCTATTGATTGTTGTTTCAGTCAAGTTTTATAATCCTCTTATGGGTGGTGACATCATGATAGTCCTCACCATCCTTTGTGTAAGTTCTTGTGACACTCATTTCACAAAGGTAACCATCTTGTTTATACATGGTTACAGTTTTCCTAGAAATAACATCTGTAGACTCGACTCCGTTTGGAAAGGTTTGTCTTTCCCATGGGCCTTCGAGAACCTTCACTTGCTTTGCATAATCACTCATTGTTTTTCCTCTATAGTATTTAGGTAAAAGACGGGGGTATCGTACATGTCCGACCCCCCTGGCCTACTATCTCTTGTAGACTTCCTTATATTTAGACAAAAAAAAGAGGTCTAAAAAGACCTCTTTTAAAATCAGTAATGATTTTTTACAGAATGTTGGATACTGCCATTTTTCTGAAGTATTGGTTGTTACCTCTACCACCTGACACGCCGTCAAGAGGAGTTGAAGTTACAAACGGATTAGGAATCATTCCATATCTTGTTTTGAAACCAATCTTAGGTTGGAAAGTATTCTCTCCAACTGCACGTACCATTTGTAATGGAACGTAAGGGCAATAGAATAAACCAGCATCATAAGGGTTAGAACCTCTGTAACCAACTGTCATGTAGTCTGAACTTGCATATGGGTCAATATAAACTTTGACTCTACCGTTCAATAAACCAGCAAAAGTATTACCAGTGTCATCTACGTTGATGTTAGTGTTAAGAGCAGGAGTGTAATCTAACACACCAGCCATTGAAAGAGCACTTGCTACGTCTGAAGAACATAGGATAAAGTTACCTTTACCTCTTCTTGTGTCTTTAGCGATGAAGTTTGATTCTCTTTCGATTTGGAATAATAAACCTTTGAACTTCTCAACAGACCATCTACCGTTAGCATCAACGTCTAGGTTGAATGTACCAGCAGAAGCAGTAGCAGCCGCACCAGTTTTAGCTTGGTTGTTGACTTCTCTGATTACTTCTCTGTTGATTTCTGCAAGAATCTCACTTGACAAAATGTTTGCAAGTTCTGATTCAGCATCAAGACCATGAATTGCTTTAAGGTCTTGTGCAAGTTCGATTGTGTATTCTGCTTTCAATGCTCTGGAAACTGCTGTAACAGTTGACTTCTCAATTGTGAAACTCATTTCTGCGAAATGGTTACCAGCGGCATCACCTAAAGCTTCCGCTTCAGCTGTTGTCATACCACTTTCAGTTTGAGATGCGTATGAACCGTTAAATGGGTCACCTGAATGATTTGAACCAGCAGGGCCTGCAGTTGCACCAGCGTTTGCTGAGAACCCAGTTCTTGCTTCGTTATGAAGAGCTTCTGAGTTACTTAGTCTAGCTGCTGATGGATAATCTGCATATCTTGCCTTCATGGCAAAGATAAGACCAGTTGGGCCTGTCATTGGTTGAACACCACAAATGTCGTAAGCAACGAGATTTGGCATAGCACGTCTAACTAGTGAAATTAGGATTGGGTCCCAATTACTAATTTGAGTACCACCAGTAGCATTTAAAGGTGCTGCTTCTTCAAGAGTAGCTCTTTCTTCTTTAAGAGCTCTTTCTTGGTTTTCAAGAATCACAGCAGTAACAGCCTTCTTGTAGTTATCCTCGATTTTTGGTAAATCGGAATGTTCTAGAATCGGACTCCACTTTTCTTGTAAGTTTTCTGATTGAAACATTATAGTTTTTCCTTTAAATTAACCTAATGGTTTTAGTTTTGAAATTGCAGAAGAGTAAACGTTCATGTTAGGGTCAAGGATTTTTTCTTCAGAGTCAGACTCTTCAGTTAAAGTACCTGTTCCTTCTTCCACGATTGTTTCTTCTTCCAAACTCTCACCATCTACACGGAAGTATGCATTCTTAACTTCAGAAATCTTCTCAGCGAAGTCTTCCTCGTTTTTGTAATCCACACCTTCTGCAAGTGATTCAAGTTTCTCTCTTTGTGATTCAGTTAGGTCTTCACCTGCTGATTTCACAATGTTGCCTCTTTTGAGAGTTTCCAACTCTTCGGTGACTTCCATATTTCTTGAAACTTCACCGTCAAGTTTTTGTTCCATCTCATCGAGACGATTTGCGAGTTCGTCAATAACATCATACTTATCTTCAGGAACATCAACGTAGTGTTCTACGAATAATGTTTTTAGACCTTCGATGAAGTTCTCAGTCATTTCAGACCTCAAACCTCTCTCAATTGCGAGTTCGTTTTCTTTCGTCCACTCTTCAGCACAATATGTTAGATACTTGTCAACTGCTTCCGATAGGTCGCCTTTAACTTTTTCTACTGAGGTTTTTAATTCTTCTGAGTATTGAGACTCTAATTGTTCTTTAATTTCTGAAACTTTTGAAGACACAGCAGCCTTAAAGATTGTTTTTGCTTTTTCGGCGTTTTCTTCTGAAAGTTCTAATGATTCAGAAATCTTTGATAGGTCGTCATCTACCTCGATTTCGACTAATGAAGATTCAAGTTCTGCAGAAACTTCTTCTTCAACTTCAGTTTCTTCTTCAGTTGAAACTTCTTCTTCTACCTCTTCTTTCTTCTTCATTTTGTTCATGTATTCAGCAACTTTCTCTTCGTCCATACCTTTAAGTGTGTCTACGATTTTTCTTGCTGTTTCAGCTTTTGTCAAACTTTCGTCAACTTCTTCTTCCGATATTTCACCGAAAGCTGTTTGAAGTTCTTCCTTAGTCATTTCCTTCATATTGTTGACGATAGCTTTGATAGATTCCATTTTAGAAAGTTTGACTTCGTCTTTCTTAGACTCTTCTTCACCTTCCTTTAATTTGTCACCTTTATCAGACTTACCAGCGTTCTTCTGTTGAGCATCACCACTAACTGGTTTTACTTCGTCGCCCGCTTTGTTTACTGAATCGACAGCTTTGTCAACAGGATTTTCTTCAGGTTTAACGACTTCAACGTTACCGCTTTCAATAGATTCGGCATCAGATGAACCTTGTTTGACTGGTTTTGAATCACCTTTTTCAGCTTTAGAATCAGGTTGACCTGCCTCTAATACTGTTTCTTGGTTATTTTCTAACTCTGCCATTTTTTTCTCCTGTTTGAGTTTACTTTTATATTTATATATTATAGATTCTCAACGAACTGTTTCCATAAGTTGAGTTTAGTTTCTTCAAGTTTAGAAGACCTTGCAGACTTCATTTTTCTCTGCATGTCCTCTACTTGCATAGCAGTAAGTATACCATTATTGTATACCCACTCAGTTCCTTCCATAATTCCATTCACAAATGCTTCAGGAGCAGAAGGGTCAGCAACGATATCACCTGCTGTTGCAAGTTGGAAATCGTCCTTAACGTATTGAGCGCCACCTTTTTGTTCTAGAGAACCAAGTCCTCTTGAAGAAACACCCAATTTCGCACCGTCATCTATCAAATTTCTAACAATTTGACCGTTTGGTGTTGATAAAATCTTTGCACGTCCCACATAATTATCACCATCTTCTTCTAACTTAGTGATTAAGTGAGACACTTTGTCTAAATTAATTGTCGGGCCATCGGGGTGTCCTAACTCACCGAATGCCCTATCCTTTTCTACGAACTCTTTAACGTAACGATTAACTTCTTTTTGCATCACTTCTTTGGGATACACTCTGCCATTACGGTTTTTAATTTCGGATTGCATAAAAATACCTTCGATAAAGTATTCTTTTTTACCGTTCTCGTTCTCCTCTATAATAACTGGAGATACGCCGTAATCATTAAACTCTGATATTAATTTCATTTAAAATTTCCCCTAATGATATCCCTTCGTTAATCATTTCATTCATCATATTACGGATATTCTTAAATTCTTCTTTTGCAGACTTCACACTTGAGAAGTCTTCATCCAATAACTTGTTGTTTAAAAAGATATTAACGTTCTTACCTTCTCTGGCAAACACAACGTTTAATACCTCTTCACCCAATCTAAAAGAATCTCTTTCTAATATAAAGAAATTCTCAGGAATAACTGAGACTGATTCGACTAATTCTTTTCTGACCTCAGAAAAACTTCTCATTATTCCTTCTCTTCTGCCTCTTGAGCCATCCAGTCTACTTGCATTTCGACTCTTTTCATGTCTACGGCGTCAGCAGCCTTTTGTTTAATTCCTGTAAAGATACTATCTTTAGCATCCTGTAACTGACCTTTTTCAATTTGGTCTACAATTTTATTTGCTATTTCACTCATTTATTAAAAACTCCCGAACTCATCACCATCATCTTCTCCGTCTCCTTGTGACTTTTCGTCTTCAATTTGACCGTCAATGATTCTGATATCATCTTCTGTTTGTCTTAGTATATACTTTCTCACGTAATCGTGTGAATAGTATTTACCCACATAATCTACTACTTGACCCAATGTATCCATTCTCTCTCTAAGAATTTCTGCATCCTTCAACTCAGTGAAGTGGTTATCAGTAGCATAATCAAACTGTAAGAAGTCTTTGAATTCATCAAACTCTTCTGCAGTTACAATCTCTTTGAGTACTAGTTGAGTTCTTAACATATCAACGAATACTCTTCCAAATTTCTTCTGAAGTCTATTAGTAAACTTATTAAACTTCAGTTCGTCTCTAGTAATCTCTGAAGACTTACCAAGGTTGAAACCATTGTCACTCTCCATTCTAGAGACTGGAACGTTTAAAGCACGATATAACTTCTTCTTGAAGTATTCGATATCTTCAATCTCTGATAGGTTTTGTCCGCCTGGCAGAGTTGAGATTTCCGTTCCTCTACCACCTTCTCTACGTGGTAACCAAAAATCTTCAAGCATAGACATATGTTTTCTGTCGTCTTTAATCTCACCTGTTTGAGCATTATAGACTAACTTATTTCTATACTTATTCATTACATCTGCAAGATATTGTTCTGCTTTCGCCTTAGGTAAGTTACCTACGTCAATGTAGAAGATTCTTCTTTCAGGCGCCCTTGATATCCTATAGATAACAAGTGCATCTTCCATCATTGACAACTGATTTGCAGTTTTCAATGCCTTATGCAGATACCCAACTACTACGTTTTTAGTGTAGTCGAGTAATCCTGAAGTAGTATAAGATACTGCCTCAGGAGCAATTTTAACTGTTGTACCCTCTGTTGTGGTACTTTTATCGAATCCTTTATCACTAAAGATATAGAATTCTTCGACTTTTTTAATTACATCGATTTTGGTTTTTGGGTCTTTACCTTTCTCAACATTTCTAACCTTCTTGATTTTAAGAGGGTCAATGTTTCTGATATCTTGAATACCTGCTTTAGGACGTTTGGAATCTACCACCTTATGGAAATAGATTCTTCCATCAACGTACCACTTTCTGAAAATTTCATGAGAGTTCTGATTGAACTTCATTTTTGATAAGATATATGCAAACTCGTCTTGTATCTTGTTTTTGATACTATCAGAGAGTTTAACATCTCTGAGGTCAAGTGCAACTATTCTATCTGAAGTGTCAGATGTGATACACTCATTTACAACGTCTTCAATTGCCGAGTCGCACTCGGGTATTAAAGATACTTCACGGTATCTTCGAATGAGCTCAACCTCATTCTTAATACCACCTTCCATGTCAACGTAAGCACCATAAGCAGCGCCAGTAACGTAACCACTCTGTTGTTGAATAACGGGGGTGCCGTCATCGTCAACAGGTGGCACGAATGACTTTGCATTCGGTGCCTCTGTTGTTCTTAACTCGTCTTTTTTACGAGTTATTTCAAACCCAAAAATTTCCATACTAATATTTATACCCCAAAATCAAGGGTATAACTCACTTGTTTTAAAGAACTCTTTCCCAGTGAGAGAATTCAAATGTTACCTGAAATGTTTCGATTGCAGTTGCTTCTTCTGTTGAAAGTTCAATAGCAGCGATATTCTGAGGGAACATGTTCATGAATTCATATCTCGCAAGGACTGAGTCGTCTTTGTGTAATTGTTCTACGAAAGCACGTGATAATAGGTAATCTGTATTAAGAGCACCATCACTTGTTCCGTAACCTTGAATCTCTTCTTGCCATGCCTCTAAAGCAGTTCTTGAAGAAAACTCTACGTCATTCATAATTGTTACAGTCCAAGGTTCGAAAGTTCTATCTCCAGCGAGTTTTAGAACTTGACCTCTAAACGGAACTGCCAATGTATTAATGTTTGCAGAAGGTATCTGAGCAGCAGTACACAAAAACTCAATCTTCTCTCCCGCTCTTGGGATAAAGACTCTGAATCGGTTAGCTCTTGGGCCACCACCGATTAGTTGTGCTTTAAATTGGTCTATTGTTGCCATTTATATTCTCCTGTTATACTGCACCGTAGATTTCTTCAAACTCTACACCACTTCTAGCAGCGACAAAGTTCAAGGTTATGAAGTTAATTGACCTAGCAGGTTTGACAAAGATTGAACATACAAATTCATTTCTGTCAATCACTGAATCAGTGTTATTTGTTTCGTCACAAATTACTGAGAAGTCAACTAAACCTCTTCTGTTCTTTACGTCTCTTAAGAAAGGTTCTACAGCAGCACGGAACTGAGCTCTTGTGAATGCATCATTGAATTCAAAGAGTTGTGCCTTAGCAGCAGTAGCAATTGCTTTCTCTAGGACTATGAATAATCTTCTAACGTTTATTCTGTCAAAAGCAGAAGGTGTTGAAAGACCAGTCTTGTCTCCAAATAATACAGTACCTTGGCCTGGGAATGTACAAATTGGGTTGACTCTACCTCTATATAGGTCGTCTCTTGAACCCTTGCCTGGATTTAAAGCAAGTTTTGTAATTCCTAAGTATTGTCCTCTTGAGAAACCAGCAGGTGAATACCATGGGTCTTGTAAGAGGTCTGACCTTGCCATAATACCAGCGGTGTGTCCGTTGCCTGGTATCCAGCAATATTTGTCATTGTATCTATCGTATTGATAAATCCATCCTGACTCTAGGACTGCATATGAAGATGAAGATACTGAAGAGTAATCTGCAAGTACATTTACTACTGCAGTAGACTCAACTGCGACACCAACTACTGATGCACGTCTAGGTGATGCAATCACCATACAGTCTTTTCTTCTTTCTGCGATTAAAATTAATTGGTTAACGATTGTGTTATGGTCTGCCAAAATGTCTTGGTCTGTACCTGAACCGTTATCTGTTCTTGTTGAACCAGCGATAAGGAATGAAACATCTGAAGTTTCTCCATCACCGAAGTGTGTGTCATATGCACCCCACTTCTGACCTGCTGTTGGACTTCTACCATCAGCACCATTTGCTAATGAATCAGCAACTGGTAGGTTAGGTTGTGAGAATACAGTTGATACTGCACTTAGTAATGTTCTATGTTCACTACTTGTTGTCATGATGTCTGTTGAGTGTCCTGACCACCATACCCACTTAGACTCTCTTGCGATAACGTCTCTATAGTAGTTTGATTGTCCTACACTGTTTTTTGCATCTGAACCTAATGAACAGAAACCGTGTGTCTCTAATACTTCGCCTGGTGTACCTGAAATTGAACCATCTTCGTCAATAACAACTACGTGAACTTCGTCATTTACAGCACCAGCTTTTACTGCAGAAGCAGATGTGCCTGGAGCTTTATCGAATAAACCAGCAAATTCCCATTGTCTTGACACTGTCACTGCATCTGGCACAGCGGCTTGAAGTGTTTTACTTGGTGAGTTTAACGCTTCAATTGTAAGTGTGTCATGGTCTGTTGTTGTAGCTGTATCGATTGCTGTTACTTTATATTCTGTAGTGTGATTAGAGAATGTTACGATGTCACCGACTACAAAGTCTGCACCATCACCTTCCTCAATATTCACAGAAACACCGCCCTCTGGGTTTGTACCCTCAACAACTGCCATAGCAGATTGTGAATAAGCGTTTGGTGTAGAACATAAAGAAACTTTTAACGAATTACCTAATGCACCAGCGTGTCTAGCGACCCAGCGACCTGCTGTACCACTTGAACCACCACTTCTTAGGTTGTCAACGTAATCGTCCTCTCCTTTGATTAATAAGTCAACGTCACCACCACTATTCGCACTGAATAGACCAGTTGAGTTGATTCTTACTACTCTTAAAGATGAACCATATTTCAAGAATGACTCTGCTGAAAAGAAGTCTTCTGCCCCAGCATTTGAGTCAGCAGGTTGAAAAAATACATCGACCAAGCCTTTCGCATCTGAAACTGTTATTACTTCATCAACAGGGCCCCATTGGAATGTTCCAGCAAAAGCACCTGTAGTACTTGAAACTGCTGGCACAACATTTGTTAAGTCAACTTCCTTGACTTGAACGCCTGGTGATACTTGAAATGCCATACTTTTCTCCTGTTAATGTAAAAAGTTTGTTTTACTGTTATATTTATAACTTTATTAATTCTAAGACTTATCTACGAACCATCTATCACCTGTAGAATCTACAAATGATGTATCATCAGCGTGTTTACCGAATACTCCAACGGGTAGAATATCATCTTCTATTAGTTTTTGTTGTTCCGAATAAAGCAAATTCTTAACTTGATAATCAGTTAGGTGGGTAAAATACTCTGTAGTAATAAACCATGAAAACAATACACAATTCATAACCATATCATCATTATATCCCCTATCTGCTTCATAGGACATCCCTTTATTTATAAAAGTCATAAGTTCCGTGATAGTAACCCTATCTACGATACTTAATCTGTTTTCTTCTAAAATCTCTTTAAATGTGGAACATCCGACTCTTTTAATCTTTTTGGTCATCTTGACACCCACATCTTCTGCTTTGGTCAGACCCTGTACAAACACATTGTTGTATTCTATATCATAGTGTAACTGTTGTGACACCATAGCACCCTCAGCATTGTTTTCTATAATAACTAGTGCATCGTTGTATGCAGTTGCATATTTGTTGATGATATCGGGAAATAACATAGGGGATATCATGTTATCTCTGTAGGTTGCGACTTGTTCAAACATCTCCGTAGATACATCGAAGATAGTAAAGGTTGAGTAATCCAGTCCTCTACCTTGTGATACATCGACTGTACAGATATAAGTGTGACCTTCGACTGGTCTTTTATACATTATAAAGTTGTCTTTTGACCACTCACCATCCCATGCTTTAAGACCTAGAAGTGTATTACTGTTGATAAGTGTATTACCTGTTCCTAAGAAACTGTTACCATATTCTTGTTCAAATTGTGCTTCTGAGGTGTTTGCAATGGTCTCTTTCTTCCATTCTTCGTCTCTGCCTGGCACATCATACCAGTTGATTGTGAATGCTCTATACTCAGACTGTTCATGAACTGCACTTTCGTATATCTTATGGAACATATTACCAACACCGTTTGCAGTTGAGGTAATAATAACCTTTGAATCTTTACCCGATGTAACCACGGGATATGTAGCAGTATAGAATGTCTCTGCATCATCTACGAATGCAAACTCATCGAGATATAGTAAGTTAATTGACAATCCACGAATCGATGATGATGACGTTGCGGCTGCTACAACTTTAGAATCATTTGCGAATTCGATTGAACCTTTATTTAAAATCTTGACACCTGGCTGTAAAAAGAATGGTACACTTTCTAACATAGTGACAAGACGTGCAATCATTTCTCTTGCAATTGCACCTTTGTTAGCGAGGATTGCAACTGTAACTTCGGGTTTAAACAATAAAAACCACAAGAGATATGCACAAGAAGTGATTGATTTACCACTCTGACGGGATGCAAGAACCACATTAAAACGATTCTTATTATAGTGTTCTATCAGTTTATCTTGATATCCACGTAATTTAAACGGAACCATACCCTCATCTAGGGATATGATTTGTGTGTAATTCTCAATAAAATGACAAGGGTCTTCAGAACACTTCAAGTATTCTCTCATCTCCTTATCGGTGTATTGGGTTTCTATTCCAGCACGCTTGATAAGTGCATTACCCAAGTAACCTTCGTTCTTATTGATTGTCATCTTTTTTTGATTTCTTTAGAAATTTCTGTAGTTCAGAAGTCGAACCGACATATAAGTGATTGTGTTGTGTACCTATCTTCTGTTCGTCTTCCTTTTCTAGGTCTTTAATTTTCTTCTGAACATCTAATAGTTTCTCTGCAACGTCAGCAGTAGTCTTTAAAATCTGACCAGCGACCTCATAAGCACGTGGATTTTCCATTTCTTTTGATAACTGGAGTATTCCATCCAATGCATCTTGACCTCGTTCTACGAGGTTGTAGAGGTTCTCACGTGCATACTTATAGTCTGTTTCTATGTTCTCAGAACGAGAAGGAAGTTTAACTACTTGTGCTGTTTCTTTTTTAATATCGCTGTCGATATCTAAAAGATTATTTAATTGTTGGTCTATATCTTTTGCCATAATTAACTCGAATCACTTGTTGTATCCTCTGAATATGTAGAATCTGTACCATCGTCATAGAAGGTTACGGTTTCTGCAACTACGAATGTATCGTTAGGGTCTACAGAACCTACAAATTTAAGTTTAGTATTCGCATCTATTGTTATAGCAGATGACAATACAATTGATAATTTGTCTTCTGCAATAGATGATACAGTTGGATTTGTATCTTCTCCTGTTCCGAATACTTCGTCTCCAGTACTAATACTACTATTTATTGCACTTGCAAAAGTTACAGTAGTTGAGTTGGATACTGCATTTGCTGTTTCAGCAAATGCTGGTTCATAATGTTTCACTTCTTTCACAAGACCACTATTATCAATTGCAGTCGATGTAAATCCTGCTGTGACACCATCGGTTATATAATCTCTTTCTATTACAGAATTGATTATACCACCAGTGTAAACAGGGCCGAAGAAATAGAGTTTCATTGTAAATTCTAAAGTATACTCTATAACTCTTCTAGTTAAATAATCTGATTCATATTCATCCGAAAATGATACACTTGATAACACTATGGGAACATCTCTATGGTCTGCCATGTCATCAATCATCTTCATTGTGACTGTATATTCGGGTTGGAAATAAGGTAAAATCTGTTCAACAATCTGCAAAGCATCGTTCATATTCTTCGCAAGGATACTTAATTGAAATGATAAATCGTATGGAGCAGGGTTATACTGATATTTTCTATTAGAACCACCCGTCTCTAACGTTGTTTTTGAATGTCTTATTAATTTGTTTTGTTGTCTATTTGCATCGTATGAGAATCCATTTAATTGAAATGCCATACGTGGTAATGAAATTGCACTTCTATTACCATCTGATAAGTCTGCTTCTTCAGCAAGTCTCTGTAAAAACTTTTGTTTTGGGCCGTATGAGATTGGTACTAACTGTTCAGTTAATACTGTACCATCTGCTTTTGTTTTCTTGACCTTGATATTATTAAACAATGTACCAAAGATAGATACTGCTCTTTTGATTGTTTCATTGTAAAAATGGGTTCCAAACATTATGTCACCTCACCGAAAGGGTTTGTCTCAGAGAAATCTAGATAGTTATCTGCAGTTGTTTCAAAGTCTTTGTTATCTGCTTGTGGGTCTTGTGCCATTGTCATTACATCGTCAATTGATAATATTTCTCTTGCAGTTCCGTTTGCACCAGTGACCGTATCACCCACTTGAAGTGTCCTAGTGTTATCCTTAATCATAAGTTTTCTAGTTTGTGGTGACCAACTTACAACTTCACCAACAACTGTTGCAGTTCCATCGATTGTTACTGATACATCTTCATTAACATAATAAGCACCATCACCACCACTGTAAGTGTTTGCAAGTGTAAGTCCAATTTGATATGCTTGTTCGTCTTCGATTTGGTCGATGAGATTACTTCCAGTATCAAAGTCTTCACCACTATATTCAAACAGTTCACATTGCATTTTAAAGGTGAATAGTTTACCGACTTGATAGAAAGGATTTTCATGTTCTACAAATTTGATTTCAAACATAGAACCACTGAGAGGGAAGTAAATTAAATCTCCCTCGTTAGGTCTTAATGATGTTGCAAGGTTTGAATCTAGCGATATAAATCTCTCCCATGAACGTAGAGATATGATAAAGGTTGCTTGGTCTCTTACCTGTACACCAAACTTACTGA